ACGGTAAACTGCAGAGTTGTTGGCATAAGAACGGAAACCAGCCTGCTCCCACCATGCTCCGCTCTTGCATAGAGCCATCTCACGATCAGAAAGATCGCTGAGTGAAATCATGGCAGAACGACGAACTCCACCTACTATAACAGCATTAGCAATAGCACAGCAAATATCGTGACATTCCAAAGCGGTAAGTCGTCTTCCTTGTGCTGCATAGAATACCTTTACTATTAACTTAAAGAGATTATCAAGAGGAGCAGGGCCACTAGCGCGACCGCCAAAAGTCTTAAGTCTAGCTCCAGCGGGTCTGATCCCGGACAAATCCCATTTAACGTGACGACCCGAATACAGATGTCGTAGAATTTCCTTGAGAGCGTTTCCCCAACCTTCTTTAGAATCTTCAACTTTGACAACAACATTAAAATCCTTTTCTATCTTACTAGCGACATTTGGTAGTTTGTCAGTGTATTGTCGCTCAACACTGTAGCCAACACCTGTTCCATTCATTAGAATGACAAACAGTTCTGCAAATGATTCAACTGAATCAATTGGCAAATATGAGCAGTTGTAAAGACAGGTGTTGTCATGATCAAGCGCAGGACCAGCAGTCATCAGACTTCTCATTGAAGGAAGAACTTCAAGATTTAAAATTGCTTTCTTGATGTCTGGACGCTCCGCTAGAGCAGGAACCTTGTCCGTGAAATAATTCCACCATCTATCGACACATTCATCCCAAGTTTCTCTACGATTTTCTGATGGAAGCCATCTTGAATAGCGCGAGATGAAAATAAACGATTGGAATGGTGATAAAATTTCTGGCATAATTGGCCTTTCTTTATTGGTGTCTTTATTTAGTTGTTAGAGTTTGCCACGAAACTGGGAAAAGTGGAGCAATTATTTTGTCAATTGCTTTTGCATATTCTTGAATTTCCCATTGTGCGTGAGCATCAATTCTTAAATTATAAATACGGGCAAATGCGTACATTGAACCTGTCCAAACAAATTCCGTATATGTGCCCTGCGGCAATATGGAACGGGCTTGTTCTGGTGCAACTCCATCTGCAAGAAGATCATTGTAAAGTTTTAAACATTCATTTGCAACAGATTCATATTCCTGTCGCATACGAATACAGAGATCCATATCTTCAATTCTTCCGCTGCTTCCTTGCTTTGCACCATTGGTAGGCGCAGATCTCCAAAGAGGAATATAAATTTCTGGCTCAAATGTCACATATCGACGGCTGACTTCATTCATGGTCAGACCAATCTGATGCTTACCTAGTTGGGCACGAACAAAGATTGGACATTTCACTCGCACAGAAATAGTGGCATGGCAAAATGGAGTGAAATGATTATGCTTTGCAAGATACTTGATAAGTTTTGCATCCTTTTCAGGAAGAGTTTGAATGGGAACATGACTGTCAGCATAATCCCAAGAACTTTCCTTGTTGAAGGAAACTCTTGCAGCATTGACAATACTAAGATCCGAACCCATCCAATCAATCAACTGAACATGTCCGTGGTCAAGAACCTTTATATCAGTCGGACGCACGCTTTGTGTCATCTGTGTCATCTTCAAGTTCATCCTTATCAACAAGTTCAACAGTCACACCGGGAATCTTGGTAAAGTCGGCGGCATACTCCCGTGCTTTTCCCCAAAGTTCAGGATTCATTTCTTTTACATACTCACCAAATCTTTGAACAAAGGTGAGATAGGCTTCACTTGCCTTGAGAATTTCTTCTTCGGTCATGTCCTCATTATCGTCTTTCATTTAAACCTTCTTCCAGTAAGTATACTTCATTTTTGCGACAAGTCCAGTATATACATTGTTGATTATTAACTTCATGGTTGTATTGATTCCATAAGCCAATACCATGTCGTTTATATCTTTTTTGTCTATTTCAGATGGCCAGATTACTACATTTCGTCCAGCCTCTATGTACTTTCCTATCAAACCAACAATTTCTAAATTTCTTGGTTCGTTGTCAAAGATGAACACGACCTTTGACTTCTTCAATTTATCAGGCAATTCAGCCAACCAACCAGCACCCTGCATTGCTACTCCATTTGGAATGAACATGGAGTCTATTGGACCTTCAGTAACATACACGGTTTCCCGTGGCTCTATCTTATCTAGGTTGTACCAAAGGCGTTCTTCGCCTTCTCGCTTCAAAGTGATATAACGGATCGCTTGGCCAGTTGGGTCAAGAGAGCGGCCTTGAACTCCGATAAGCTCCCCAGAATCATTATAGAATGGTATGACGAGTCTGTCTTCCTTGGTCCCATCACGGTCAAAGGATTGCATGACTTTTTCAAAGTTATTGCAATAATAAAAGTTGCAATACTTTTCCTTGGGGATTTCACGGGACTTAACATATTTTATCGCCTTGTGGTCAGCATTGAGTAAGTCAAGCCTTGTTCCGAGATCAGTAAACACTGGTTGGCGGGCAACTTCCTGTTTCGGTTCAACTTCTCTTGGATGCGAATCTTTAAATTTTTCAAATGCATATTCTTTTGCGAGCGTTGGGCTAATAGTTTCAAGTACAGAATATACATTGCAAGAAAAACCGCAATTGTGGCATTTGTAAACATAATGGCCTTTGTGCTCAAAGAAGTATCCCCTTGTCTTGGACTTGTTCTTCTGTGAGTCGCCACACTTGAAACACCTGCATGTGGCTAGAGTATCTTTCTTCCACTTAAACTTCTCAAGTGAACCAGATACCAAATTGACAAACTTCTTATCAATATATAGCGTCATTTGGCTTCTTCAAAAGTCCAGTTGATTGCCTTGTTTCTCTTCTTTCCAAATTTTGGATTGAATCCTTGGCCATCAGAACCGGATCCAAACCCTTCTTCTTCGGTCTGGTTTGAGTTCACCAAATCTGAATTTGTATTGTCAACATCATAGAACTTCATCTTTGACTTGTTTACGCCCACCAAGAACTTTCTATTCTTGGTTGTATCATTGCCACGATTCTTCAATTGTTTGACCATCAGTTGGCCAGCCTCTGCAAGTTCCTCATTCTCAATAAGAGCAAAGAAGAAGTCCGCAGTCTGTGGAAGACCAAAACTCTCTGACGTATCAGTCATTTCCATGTCGCTGCTCTTGGCACCTTCACGATTGACCTGTGTTGCAGTCCACAGAGGAATATTGAATTGCTTGGCCATACCACGAAGTTCTTCTGCAATACCCTTGACATAAGTATAACTGTTCATTCCGTTGCCAAGTTTAAACCTGGCACATGAACAGATATTCAGATAATCAACAAAAATTACATCTGGCGTGAACTTCTTCTTGATTTTTAATTCTTCAATGAGATTTCGGAAGTGAGTCACATTCGCTGCAGCAGTTGGATACTCCTTTATAATGAGTTTGCCTTTGCAGGTCTTCTTCAAGTTATCAACCTTAGCTTCATACTGATCTTGAGCCATCTGCTCAAGAATGTGCATGTCGCTGTCCAACAGATTGGCATCGATGCGCTTTGCAATCTCTTCTTCTGCCATCTCAAGAGTAATGTATAGCACATTTAGATTCTGAGATAGGCATGCTGCTGCATGGTGGCACAGGAAAGCGCTTTTTCCTACGCCGGATGCTGCCATGACTACATTAAGAGTTTTCTTGCGAGTTCCACCACGGGTGATCTTGTTGAACATCTCAAGATCAAATGGCACCTTTTCTTCTACCCTGTGATAATATTCATATCGCTCATCAACATCTTCCAAAAAGTCATGGCCAACTCTAGTATCAAAAGATACAGAAAGAGCCTTTGACATGATTTCAGGAATAGCATTCTGAGTTCTTTCCTTGTCCTTGCCTTCAATAATCCCAATGGATGCCATGATGCCATTGTATATTGCCTTTTCCTTGCAGAACTTTTCTGTTTGCTCAACCAGCCATGCTGTGTCTGACTTCTCACCCTCTTTGTACATCTCATCCGTGATTGACGTACATTTCTTGAATTCAACTTCACTCAGAGACTTTTCATCTCCAAGTGAGATAAGAACAGCATCCTTTGTTGGTATGTTGTTGTACTTAAGAATGAACTTACCAACAATACCGAAGATTATCTTTTCGGACTTGTCGTGAAAATATTCCTCTTGGAGGAATGGGACAACTTTGCGAGCATAGTCCTCATTGAGGACCAAGTTCTTTAGAATTACTGATTCCATGTTTTAATTATACTCTTGGTATGGGAAATGTCCACCATTAATCTTGGTGAACATCGTCCTCAAGATCAACGGGTTCCTGTTCGATTCCCTCTTCGACAATCTGTGTAAAAATTTGACCAACCACATTCGTAAAATCCTCTTGTTGTTGATCAAATTTATCTGGTGCCTTCAATACATCGATTTCCATGGTGACACTTATTTCCTCGTTTGCTGTTTCTTTCAATGAAATTTTTCCATACCGATATACGATGTCCTTGTACTTTCCTTCCAATATCTGAATGGGACAATTTGCCCCCACATCTGAAGATGCTTCAGGATCATACTTGAACTTAGGTGTTTTGTCCATACTTGAAATCCTTTTGAATCTCTGCGTCCAACTTATCTAGGATATCTTTGGTGTAGTATTTCTCAGGCTCGTCATCGATATTCTTCTCAAACACTTTGCTTCCATCTGGGAGTTCAATTCGTGTAGATACCTTCTTGAAGATACCATACTTGATGGCAAGATCAGTAAGCCCATAATATCTGCTAAGACCAGAAGTGTAATTGAGACGAGTCTCCACATTCATGTTCTCCTTAACAAATCTGTTCTTGTAATTTGTGCATTTGATGAAGATTCCTACAACACCTTCATCAGTCTTGTCCTTACTCTTGGAGAGAGTGAGAATGTTGCTTGCAGCATACTTCAAGCCAATTCCACCACCAAGTTCCTTGGTTGGAACATAAGCGCCAATTACTTGATATGTGTGGTTAGTCATCAACATGGGAATCTTAGCCTTACCAAGTTTCAGAGTCAATACACGGAATGTTGCCTTGGTCTGTTGTGCCTTGGTCATGTCACGAACATTCTTGCCTTCAGCAGAGTCGTTCATTTCTTTCTCGGTAGACAACATACCAAGAGAATCAAGAACGAACAGAACTGGCTTACGATCTTCTTCCGGCTGTTCAAGAATGTCATTCACAATCTTCAGAGATTGTGTCTTGAACTCCTCAATAGTGGCTACAGGAACAACAGCGACTCTTTCTGTATCAATACCACGCTGCTTAAACATATCGGTTGTTACAGCCTGCTCAGTATCAAAATAGACAACGACACCATCTTTGTTGTCCTTCAAGAACTGAGAAGCAATTCCAATTGCATAGAATGTCTTGCCGGTTGCTGGATCTCCAGCCAAACAAGAGATCTTATTGTTTGGAAGACCACCATAGATTGTTCCTGAGAGAAGTGCATTTAATACATAAGATCCGGTGTCAATAAAGCCAGTGACATCTGAACCCTCCAGTCCCTCTTCAACAATCTTTGCGTCCGGGTTATTTATTTTTCCGATTAGACTTTTTAGATACTTTGACATTATTTTCCTTTACATACAAAATACAACCAGCGACACCTTCTGGAGTGTCATGCATAACTTTGATAGATTCGATGATTACATCATCTTCAACATCAAGTAGTCGGTCACCAACGATAAAGCATGGCCCACCTTCAAAATCGAATAAGCCATCGCCAAAGCGAGAGTACAAAGACCTGCCTTCGACTTTGTAAGATCCGTCTTCAAGAAGTGTGATAATTCTTTCATCACCATATCTAGATTTAACTTTCTTTACCATATCTTAACATTCTTCCATCATGGCACGCATTGTTTCTAGTTCCTTCTTGAGTTCTTCCAACTCTTCAGTCAATTCAGCAATCTTTGCATCTTTCTCCTTTAAGGAGTCCTTTATTGCTTGAGGAATCACAGGAGTTGAGTGTGTAGGCACAGCAAAAGGATTGTCGCTGAGATAATACTCTTTTTTAATTTTTGGTGTTTGATATTTTTTATAGATTTTATCCATTGCTTTTCTATATTTTACATCATACGAAGAAAGATTCAAGTGAGACTTGTGCATTTAGTTTCCAATTTATTGCCTGTAAGATGTTATCTAATGGTTCTCCAAAAGTTTTCTCAAACTGTTTCTTGCGATCAATATACTTCTCAAGATTAAATTCCTTGGGAGGACTGTTGATGAAACCCATCACAGCATCTTTGCCAGCCATTCCGTATGGATTTGGAACCTTGACGAAAACAAACTTCATCTTGTCGTTTTCCTTGATTGCTGCGTACTGCTTGTCAATCCCAATCTTCTTGCTATAATTGTTGTAAAGCAATGCTGCCTTGGTTGCAATTGGAGTTCCAGTCTGGTAAATTTTTGTATTGTCAGAATACTTGTTGATTCCCTTGACTCCCCGAGGAGCTGCGACATCAGATATAGGAAGCACCATAAATTCATCATAGAATTCATTCACATATTGTCGCAGCTCCTCCGGGGTTTTGGTCAAGATAATCTTAATGCAGTCTTTCAGTTTCTTTCTAACGATTGCTGGTGTGCTGCTTCGTGCAGTTTCCAGACCCATGATCTTCAGTTTGGGTTCTTCAAAACGAATGCCTTCAAGATCCTGCACAAGCAGAGCATACCGCTTCTTGGCGATGAACATGCCAGCGGAAGCAATGGCTTCACGCTTGAAGAAGATCTTGTTCTCAGAGCAATTCAATGTCTTTGTGAGAAGATCCATTTCCTTCTTGAGTTCTGGCTGAATCTTTTGTTCACAGATCTTGTCAACGAAATCGGTGATGTCCGTGATCTGAGTCTTTTGCTGAATTTGAGTAATGATATCATCAAGATTTAGGTAGACAGAATCTGTATCCACGGCAAGGACATAATCCTTGTCATTGTCCTTGGTCAAATGGCGAATGTAACCATTCATGCAGTTCTCTGCTGTGCGAATGATTACCTGACCAGTAACAGTAACTGCAGTTGCCAACTCAGGTGAAGAATAGATAAACGCTGGGTTTCCCAAGCAACCGTAAAGGCTGTTTGCCAAAATTTTCTTGACTGATTGACGGATCTTCAATGCTGCAATGCGTGGAAGAAGATTGGCATCCTTGGAATGCTCATATTCTTTCTCCAACTCCAACATCTTGTTCTTGGCTTCCTTTCTCTGATTGAATGTACGTTCAATCAGAATAGGAATAAATCCACGAATATTATTCGTAAACATGGATCCGTTGCATGACAGACAAGCATTTTGCTTTGACGCTTCTTCAACCAAAGAAGGAATTTGTTTTTTCTTGCTTCTCAAGAAATCATCTGCACTTAAAGATGCATCTTTCTTAATGCAAGTCTCGGGAGAAATATTCCATCCCATTATGATGCTTGGATACAGACTTGTGGCGTCAAAACTGACAACATTCTTGTACAATCCTGGCGCAACATCCTTGACGTATGCCCCGATAAACTGATCGTCCTTGGCGTAGGAAGTCTGAATTGGTGGAATAATATCCTTGCGAAGAAGATAGTCGCAGCAGATCGTTCCCCAAATTCTTGTGGCAAAGAACACAACATCAAATGGAATCTTGGCTTCATATGCAATAGAAACAGCCAAGTCGATAAGGCGAAGTTTGTTGTCTAGTTTTTCAACTAGTTCAACATCCTGAATGTTATACTCAGCAAATCGCTGGAAGTCCTTGGTGTAAAACTCACGCAATGAGCCATACTCCGCGTAATCCAATTTCTGCTCATCCAACTCTGCCTTGGCAATAAAGTTCAGGGCATAGCTCTCTTGGCTTGTTCCAGAGAACTTCTTGTACAGATCCATATAGTCAAGAGTGGTATATCCCGGAAACTCAAACAATCGGTAATCAGTCCCACCAATGTTTGTCTCTCGCTCTTTCATTAGATTGAAAGGGAGCCAAGACTGAATCTCCTTGTCATCGAAGAACAAGCGAGCCCTACCAATGATGTAGGGAATATCAAAGAGTTTGACGTTCCATCCAGTAAGTACGTCAATGTCTTCTTTGCGAAGCAACTCAAAGAACTTTTGAATAAGTTCTTTCTCGGACGAAACTAGAATAAGTTTGCAGTTGGGAATGG